GAATATGATTTAAATAAACCTGAAACAGTAGATAATCTAGTTAAGTGGTCTACTTATAAAAAGATTGACCCATCACATTATGAAAGAATTGTTAGAGATGTAATTGAATAAAGGAGAAAATTATGAGTAAATTTTTAAAGAATATAAAAGATTTAGAAGCTTTTCGCGCGGCTGTAGCTCAGTGTAAGGGAGATGTTATTCTTCGTAAAAATGATGGAAGTGAAGAATTTAATATGAAATCTACACTTTCCTCTTTTATTGCTTGGGGAAAATTAGCTGATATACATGGCGATGAGTATGAAGTATTTTGTATGAATCATAATGATGAAGCAAATCTTTTAAAATATTTTTTTGAAAAAGAATAACAATAGGGCCCAATAAGGGCCTTTATTTTTATGAGGTGATAAAATGGCATTGTCATCATTAAAAGCTGCAAATAAAATAACAGTAGGACCACGTTATGTATTTTTTCAATCATTAACATCAGCAATACCGCCTATTTATAGTAGAATATATGCACAAGGAATGAGCTATGTAAGTGCTGCACAAGAAAGTTTACATCCTGATATTTCTTCTTCAAGTGAACAGGATTTAGCACGTATTCGTGATTATGTAAATTATGTAAAAAGTTTAGCAGATACAGAAGCAAAAAATGAAATTAATTTTATTAATCAATTTACTAATATTATAAATCAATTAAAAAATAGTAAATTAAAAGAAGAAATGCTAAATTTTATTAATGATATTCAAAACGGTAATGTACAAAATTATAAAAAATTTATATCCGTAATAAATACTATCATGATGCAAAATCAAGACTTTATTAAAAAGCGCCAAGAAGCCGCTCGTGAAAGTATGAAATTCGTTGATGAAGCGTATAGCAAAGCTAGTACTCAAATGCAAGAAGATATTGCTAGTGCATTACATGAAGAACGCTATGGCGATTATCAACAACTTTTAAGAGAAACTTATCCAGAAACTCAGGATGATAGTATACATAAATTTAGTCAAGCAATATCTGTAACGTTTGGTAATAAATTTTCTAGTGTTTTACAGCAAGTAGCAAATGATCAACAATTAATTAATCAGTTAGGACAAGCCTGGAAAAATAATACTTTAACAATGAATTTTTCTACATATATTATTGCAATAGTTGCAAAATATATTGAAACTTTAAATTTTAATGATTTAAAAACTAATTCTGTTGCACAAATAATGAAAAATATTAAAGCTCAACCAAGTTCATTAACTTCACTTACTAATCAAATATCAGAAGAATATGCTAATAATATTTTAAATCTTTTAACAAAAAGAAAGGTTGTGGAAAAAACTTTAGAAGAAATTGCTTTAACGACTAGAAGAGGTTTAGGCGAAGAATTTTTAAAACTTGAAGATTCTTCTATGCAAGATATTGTTGATTTATACTCACAATATGGTTTTAATCAAAAAATTTATAATAGAATTATCAATCTTCAAGATCCAAAAAAGAAAGCTGCTGCTATTACTGATAAATTAGGACGTGCAATTCGTCGAAAAGCTCGCGAACAATGGGGTATTTCAGTTACAGATAAATATTCTAAAGAGCAACGAGAACGAATTGAAAAATTATTAACAACCAATACTAAATTCCAGCAAGCAATTACAGGATTAAAAAGAAAATTAAATCCACAATATTTAAAAAATCAATTACAAGTAAAAATGACTGGCCCAGCATCGGCAGAAGAAATGGCGGCTACTGTTATTAAAAATTTAAGCCAACAAGAAATACTAGTACTTATTGGTGGCGGGAAAATTAAAGCTAAAGATGATATAGTTTTTTCTTATACCGGCAATATTAATTTTGATGATATTATTGATGACAAAAATATTTCTACTGCTATTAAAGAAGAAGCTGCTCATTTTCATGAAGATTTTATAAAACGGAACCATGAAAAAATTGGTGATCAAATAATTACAGAAGTAAAAGAAGAAAGTTATTTAGAAGAATTACGTTCTTTACGTGATTATACAAAACAACAATTGAGTGAATTATATTCTGGTGAAGAATTAGACCAAAAAGTCTCGGCAGTATTAAGTCAATTAAATAATTTAATTACTGGTGGTATACAAGTTAAAGATTATGTACATGGTGGCTCATTAGGTTTTATGGGTGAAAGTCTTGGCGCAAATGGAGAACAAATTTTAAAAAATATTGATAACATGTATGCAGTTGGCGGTATTTCTAGAATTGATATGGATTTATTATATTTTGTAATAGCTAACTGCGGTGTAGATGGTATTGCAGTAGATTTAAAAGAAGATTTGGCGCACTATCTTTTAGGCGGCGCTATGATGTTATTATTTGATGATGGATTTACTGCCGCGCAAAAATTTTTAGATAATGTTAGATTAGAATTTGGTTTTGCACCATCTACTTTACATTTATTTAATGTACAAGGTGGTCATTTTGTACCTGCATCTTTTGTATATAATAGTATTTATAACAATTTAGTTCAAGTATACGGCGATCTTGAAATTCAAGTTACAAATAGTTTAGACACTGGTAATGCATCAAATACTATAACTATTGTTAATAATATTAGTGAAGATGATAAGCCAAGTTGGATGGATATGCCAAAGCCGCAAGAACGATGGAACGCAGTTAGTAGTATGGTAAGTGCCAAAGAAAATATTGATATAAAACTTACCTTTCTTGCAGGCGTATTAGATATGTTTGAAGCTATACCTAAAGCTTTTGATGTTTAAAATTTTTTAAACTAAAATATTTATAATTTTATTACTTATCATAGAGGAGAGAAATCTTCTCTATTTTATTTGAGGAGGTAGGGCCAATGCAAATTAAAGATATTGTGGATTGGATTGGTAATCACTTATGGACAATTATTATTGTGATTTCAATTTTTATCCAAATAACTCCTATTAAAATTAATCCCTGGTCTGCCCTTTTCAAATGGATTGGTAAAACTATAACTGGCAATGCTTGTAGTAAAATTGACGGTTTAATGGAAAAAGTTGAAAAAATTGAAAAAGATGTTAAAACTAATGAAAAAGATCGTATACGTTGGGAGATTCTAGATTTTGCCAATTCATGCCGCAATAATCGTAAGCATACAAGAGATGAATTTCAGCATATAGTTGCTTTAAATGATAAATATAAGCGATTATTAAAAGAAACAAATGATACTAATGGAGTTTTTGAAGTTGAATATAATTACATCCAAGATATGTATGCTGAACGATTAGAAAAAAATGATTTTTTATAAAGAAGGTGAATATTATGGTCTTTACTAAACAATGGTTTAAAGCTGCAGCTATTCGTGCAATAAGAACTATTGCTCAAACTGCTATTGCAACTATCGGTTCTAGTGCCGCAATAGGCGATGTAAATTGGACCATGGTAGCTTCCGCTTCTGCGTTAGCTGGCATTTTAAGCCTTCTAACTAGTGTTGCGGGCTTACCAGAAGTAAAAGAAGAGGAAGAAGCCTAAGCTTCTTCCTTGACTTTTTTTTAATTTTGTTGTATAATAAAATTAAAGATACAAGGAGGATTAAATAATTGGATAAACGTAGTCAAGAAAAAATAATTAATATTGAAATTTATACAGATGGTTCTCTAAAAAAACAAGGCCAAAAATCTACGTTTGGCGGTTGGGCCTTTATTGCTGTTAAAGATGGAATTGAATTATTTTGTGATTGTGGTCATGAATATGGTACAACTAATCAAAGAATGGAATTAATAGCAATTAGAGAAGCATTAAACTACGCTCAAACAATTCGCAAATCTTCTGAAAAAGTAATTATTTATAGTGATTCAGCTTATGCTATTAATTGTTATTTACAAGAATGGTATATAAACTGGCAAAATAATGGCTGGCGTAATGCTAATAAACAAGAAGTAGCAAACCAAGATTTATGGCGTGAAATTATTCCATATTTTGATAATTTTTGGTATGATTTTCGAAAAGTAAAAGGCCATAATGGAAATTATTGGAATGAAGAATGCGACAAACTTGCGCAAAAAGAAGCTGAAGAAATGAAAAAAAATTGGCGAGGTTTAAACAATTATGATAAATGAAAGTATTTACGAAGTAACTCGTGCAGACTATATTGGATTTGTAGAACAAATTAAACCAGAGTGCCGTAGAGTTGAAGTTATAGAAATAGACCCAATTCATACTGCAACAAAAATTTTTAGTATTAATACTAATAAATGTCTTTGTAGTCGTTTAACTTATACTGCAGACTATGGTGAGCCAGAACCAGAAAAATATTATATTTTTGAATTGCCAGAAAGTTATGAACGTCTACCACCAATTCCTAAAATGAGAATTACACTTACTTCAAAAGAAGAAGTACAAAAATTTTTTGATTTTTTTTCTAAGCAAAATAAGGAGAAACAAAATGATTGAACTTTTTAGTAATATTCCTACAGAGGTAAAAAAACAAATTGAAACAACTATTGATTTGGTTTTTAAAACTTTAAACCCTTTCCAAATTAATGCTTTTTTGAGCAATTATAAAGAAACTTGTACTAATGATGAAGAAAAACAATTCATAGATTTTTTAGTACAATTAAGATTGGAGAAATATAGAAATGAAAATAATTCTAATTAGCGGGAAAAGTGCTTCTGGTAAGGATACTTTTGCAAAAATTTTATCTAATAAATTAATAGATCAAAATAAAAAAGTAATGATTGCTCATTTTGCTGATTTAGTTAAATTTTATGCAACTCAATATTACAATTGGAATGGTGAAAAAGATGAAGCTGGACGAGCATTATTACAAAAAATTGGCACTACAATTATGCGCGGTTATAATGATCGTTATTGGGGAGATATCATCGGCCAATTAATTGCTGGTATCAGTCCCTATAATGATTTTGATATTTGTCTTATACCTGATTGGCGTTTTTATAGTGAATTTGATGCTATTACTGATTATTGTAATGATGTTATTACAGTAAGAATTAACAGGAAAGATGAAAATGGTAACTATTATATAAATCCTTCAATGACGCATGAACAAATTTGGCACCAAAGTGAAATTGAATTAGATAATTTTAATTTTGAATGGATTATTGAAAATACCAGTAAAAATTTAGAAAATTTACAGTATGCAGCAGATATATTTATAAAGGAGAATAATCTATGAATTATTTTGAAATGGAACCAATGAAGTATTGGGCACCAGCAAGTACTATGTCAGCCGAAACTAAACGACAACATCTTGAGCAAATGATTGCAAGTGGTCAATATATTTGGAGCCAAAAGTATGATGGTAATTGGTCACGTGCAGTTATAACTCCAGATAAAGCGGTTCTTCAAACTCGTGGTATTAGTAAGAAAACTGGAACTTATGGAGAAATTCAAAATAAAGTTTTCTTTTGGGAAGAAGTTATCCGTGGTTATTTTGAAGATACGGTAATACTTGGTGAAGTTTATCTTCCTGGCGGTATTGACAAAGATGTTGGTTCAATTTTAAGATGCTTAGACGATAAAGCTCGTGCACGACAAAAAGATGTAAAACTTGAATGGCGTATTTTCGATGTTCTTGCTCTTGATGGCGTAAATTTAATGAATACTCCAGTAGAAGAACGTATTAAATATATCCCAGAAGTTGTTAAAAGTATGAATTGTCCTCTTATTCATGGTATTGAATATCATGAAATGGATGAAAATTTTTTTGATGATTTAAATGATATTTTTGCAGCAGGTGGAGAAGGCGTAGTTTGTTATAAGAAAAACTCAATTTACATACCTGGTAAACGCGGTCCACATTCATGGGATACAGTGAAAGTCAAGCAAGAAATTTCTGCGGATATTGATTGTTTTATTACTGGGGTAGAACCGGCTGTAAGAGATTATACTGGTAAAGATATTGAAACTTGGACTTTTTGGGAGGATGAACGTTCCGGCGAAAAAATTATTGGAGAACTTTATCCTGAATATCGTTTAGGCCGTACTATAAAACCAATTTCAAAAGGGTATTTTTATAACTGGCCTGGCGCAATTTATACAAGTGTTTATGATAATGATAAAATTATTCCTCTCTGTAAGGTAGCAGGATTAACTGAAGATTTTAAAACTGCTTTACGAGATAATTTTGACGAATGGTATATGTGCCCATTAACAATTGGTGGCATGATGATTTCAACAGCACAAACTAATAATATTTCTATTCGACACCCATATATTAAAAAAATTAGAAAGGATGATATCGATCCTAAGGATTGCACTTTATCAAAAATTCTTTCTTAGCTGCTTGCAGTAAAGGAGGTAATACATGAACGATCTAGAATTTTTAGGGTTTGCAGAAGCGACAAGTTCTCTTGACCCTATTATGTATCAATATTTTAAAAATTTATTAAAAAAAAGAACAATTATACTTAATTCTGAAATAGATGAAAATATTTTAGAAAATGTTGTTCTGCCTCTTAAAGACTTTGAAGAAGATGACAGTAATAGTACAGTTAAATTAATTCTTAATACTCCGGGTGGTTCAGTCGCGGATGGATTAATGCTTTGTAATATTATTGATAATTATAAAAAACCATTAGAAATTATTGTTCCTTCTTATTCCTGCTCAATGGGAACTATAATTCTTTGTTCTGGTAATAAAAATCCAAATGTAACTAAAAAATGCTATCCATTTTCTTTTGGACTTTTTCATAGTGGACAAACTTTTGTAGGTGGAGAAGCAACCTCAGTTAAAGATACTGTTGATTTTAATGAAAATGTAGACAATCGTATTCGTGATTATATTATTGCTAATACTAATATTTCAGATGAATTGTATGAAAAACATCATCGTAAACAGTGGTATATAACTGCAGATGAAATGCTAGAATATGGATTAGTTGATGAAATTATTGGTAAGGAAAGTGATTAATGTGATTTATTTTATAGATTCTAGCGCTGTTTTAAATGGTGCTTTATCTTTATATGATCATGATCATATTTATTTGAGTCCTTTAGTTCTTATGGAACTAGAAAATTTAAAAACTAATGGAAATGAACATATAAAATTTCTTGCTAGAAATGCAATTAGAGACATTATTCAATCTGAAATTGCAATGACAACAATTTCACAAAAAGAAATTGAAAAAATATTAAAACATAATAATTGTTTAATGAATATTAATGACCATAAAATGATTTGCGAAGCATTGCATTTAAATAAATTTAATCCTGTTAATTTTATCACTAGTGATTGCGCGCAGTTCTTATTTGCACGCTCATTAGGATTAAAAGTAACCTATTTTAATAATGATAGCGATAAACGCCAAACAGAATATTTTGGTTGGAAAAAAATTACACCTACTGAAGATGAATTAGTTTCTTTATACTCTGAGCCAACAAAAAATATTCTTAATGCTAATATTAATGAATATTGCGAAATATATGAAGATAATGAATTAAAAGATATACTTCGGTGGACAGGTGAAAGATATTCTACTTTAAAATGGAATAATTTTAAAAATAATTTTTTAAATAAAAAAATCCAACCATATAATTTAGAACAAAAAATGGCCTTTGATTTATTGCAAAATAATAATATTCCTGTAAAAATTTTAATAGGGCCACCAGGATGCGGAAAAGATTATTTAATGTTATTACATGCATTAGATCTTATTCAAAAAGGAATTATTGATAAAATTATTTATGTACGCAATTTAGTACCTTTTAAAGATGCTCCAGAAATAGGCTTTTTAGCAGGTGATATGCAACAAAAAATTTCTTGGGGTTTGGGACCACTTACTGGTATTTTAGGTGAAGAAGGATTAAATCAATATGTTGATGAAGGATTAATTGAAGCGGTTAATTTAGGTTTTATTCGTGGTTGCTCTTGGGATAAAACAATTATATATGTTTCTGAAGGACAAAATATTACTGGCGGCGGTTATAAATTACTTATTAGTCGTTGTGGTCAAGGTAGCCAACTTTGGGTAAATGGTGACATTATTCAAACAGATAAAAAAGAATTTGAAAATAATAATGGGCTACTTCGTTTAAGTAATTCATTAAAGAATAATCCGTTAGCTGGAACAGTAAAACTTCTAAAAACTGAACGTAGTGAAGTTGCTGACTTAGCAAAAATTATTTAAGAGGAAGAGAAATCTTCCTCTTTTTTTTCTTTGACTTTTTTAAAATTCTATGGTATAATAGATAAAAGAAGGAGGAATGTATGCAAACATATATTAATACTTGTAAATATTCTCCACAAGAAATAATTTACAAAATGACTCTATTAAATAAAAAATCTTGGAGGAAAAATATGAATGTAAAACCACTTGGCTATTTAGGCGGCGATATAATGACGCGCGGGAGCAATCTTGCTCGACAAGAAGAATATGATAAATTTCTAGAAGCAAATATTCCTGGCGAAGTTTATAGTCCAGTCCAAAACAAATCTATTAATGATAAATCTAATATGACAGAAGAAGAAAATAACTGTTTAGCTGAAAAGATTGTCGCTGCAGACGTAGAACGCTTATGGAATAGTGATTATACTGTTATGTGTCCAGAACAATCTGCTATTGGTACAATGTGTGAAATGGGAATTTTATATGGTTGGAAATATATGGCAGATAAATTATTAGATTTAGAAGATGATTTTTTTATGGAGCATAAAGATGAATTTGACAGTGGTGACAAAGAAACTATTCTAAATCTTATTAATGAAATGCATACTTTAATTTGGCAAGAAATAACCCGTATTTTAGAGAAAAAAAATTATGCTCATTACTTCGATATTCGCACAAATCACTTAAATGAAAAAGATTGGCGTCGCAGTTTTTCTATCAATCAATTTCTTTATGGTATAATTCTTGCGGCAACAGCTGATAAAACTTTACACAATTCATTTGATGAAATTTTACCAATTTTACAGGAGCAATTTATAAATGAATAATTTAAAAAAACAAATTTTAAATTTATTCCAAAATTGGTATTATGAGTATGCTTTTGACGCTTGGCATTCCTATAAAGAAGAAATAAGACGACTTACTGAACTATTAGAACAAATTTATATTTTAGTTAAAAATTATGAGGAACATACCGATTCTACAATAAAAAGAATAAAGGAAGGAAAAGGTCTGTCCCTAATTTGTGATAATGAAAATCATACTTCTGGAATAACTTATATATAAGGAGAATAATATGTTATATAATATTAACGACAAATTACCAGCTAAGCGGCTAATTGTCGCCGCACTACAGCAAGTTATTGCTTGCTTCGTAGCAACTGTTCTTATCCCACAAATTTGTGGAGTTCCTATCGCGCCAGCTTTATTAGGCGCAGGTATTGGAACACTTATTTATCAACTATTTACCCGCGGTCAAAGTCCAATGTTTATTAGTTCATCAGGAGCATTTGTTGCTGCAGTTATTGGCGCACTTGCTCTTGGAACTGCACCAAATTATATCGCAGTACTTATTGGCGGTATTATTGTTTGCGCAGTTTATTGTTTAGTAGGATTTACAATAAATAAATTTGGTACTGGTTGGTTACATAAGATTTTGCCGCCAGTAGTTATTGGCCCAATTGTTGCAGTTATTGGTCTTAATCTTGCAACTTTTATTCCTACTTATTTTCAAATTAATGGACAATATAGTTTAATTGGTTTTGGTTTAGGTATTTTAACTTTAATTATTACTGCTTTAATTTCACATTATGGCAAAGGATTTATTAAAAACTTACCATTCTTATTTTCTATTCTTATTGTCTATGTATTTGCTGCAATTTTAACTGTTTGTGGCGTACCAATTATTGATTTCTATGTATTTAAAGGTGTACATTTAATTCAAATTCCTGATTTTGCTTTTACGCATTTTAATACTTTTAATTGGACTTTACTACCACAAGTATTATTACTATTTCTACCACTTAGCTTAGTAACTATCGCAGAACATATTTCTGACCATAAAGCTTTAAGTGCTGTAATTGGTACTGATCTTACTGACTATCCTGGTGTTGGTAATACATTAATTGGTGATGGTATTGCAACTGCTTTTGGTACATTAGTTGCTGGTATTCCAAATACTTCTTATGGTGAAAGTGTTGGGACAACAGGCTTTAGTAAAATTTGTTCTAAGTATGTAATTAGTCTAGCGGCAGTAATTATGGCTGTATCTGCATTTATCGGCCCACTACAAGCCTTTCTAGTTTCTATTCCGTCCAGTATATTTGGTGGTTGTGCCGCGGTTCTTTATGGTTATATTACTTTAAGTGGTATTCGTACTATTAAAGATAACAATATTGATTTAAATAATAATAAAAATGTTGTTATTCTTGCTTCTGTATTAACTCTTGGTGTTTCTGGCGCAGTTTGTAATTTTGGTGTAGTAAGTATTGGAACTACTGCTCTTGCTATGATTGTTGGTATCATATTAAATCTTCTATTAAAGGAGGTTTAATATGATTACCATTCAGGATTTTAAAAAAATTACAGATATTACTGAATTAGCTAATATAGCAGAGCCTTTAACTTCTAAAACATTAGTTCCACCAAATTATTATAAAAATATTTTATATTTTTATGAAGAGCCAGCTTTTACTATTTTTGATAATAAAACAAAAATAGTTAATATACTATTTGAAGATAATGATATAGTTACATATATAGTTCGTTATGTTCAAATTTTTAAAACAAAATCTTATACTTTAACAAATATACCATATTCTTTATATTTAAATAAAGAACACGTTAAAGAAGTTTTAAATTTTTTATTCAACTTAATTCCAAATAATATTAGTATTTTAATGACTAATGAAGAAATTAATTTACATTCAAAATATATAGTACCAGGTTACGAAAATTATTATTTTACTTATAATAATTTATTACAAAAACTATTATCACACAAAACAACTAAACAAGAGTTGAATAAATATAAAAATTTAAAAGTTGATTATTATTCTAGTTTAAACTTTCCTTTAGAAAATGAAATTTTATCATTATTAAAAGATTGGGAAAACACAGTAGATGACGCAGCATCTTATACAGCACGAGATATAAAAAAAATTTTATCTGATAAAAACCCTTATACTGATATATATATTCTTTATTTGCAAGAAAAAATAGTAGGGTTTTCTATCTGTACTCACCATAATAATTATTCAGCTGCTTTATATACTTATACACGATCTAGAGAGCATGGTTATCATAACTTATCTCTTTTTACTATTTTAGCTTTAACTAAATATATTAAAGATACTTTAAATATTGATAAATTTTATTATTATGGGTATGTTAAAGGAGATAATACTCTTAAAAAATTTAAAGAATCATGGGCAGATGATAAATTAATAAGTTATCGAATTAAAAATGACGATTTATCATTACTTAATTCGTTCTTAAGATAAGGTGATATTATGCAAGAAATTATATATGATGGAATAAAACAACAACATTTAATTGATATTTTAAATTTATATAGCGCGACTAGTACTTATGATTTATTAAAAAATATAAATAATAATACTTATCCATTAGAATATCAATTATTATTTGAATCTTTATCTCGTGGTAGTGAAATGAACTTATCTCCTAATTTTATTAATATTGTTTATGATAAAATAAATTTTAATAGTAATAAAAAAATAATTATTTGTTTCAGCGGTGGAAAGGATAGTACTGCTATAATTTTATATTATAAAAAATTAGGTTATCAAATATTATTATATCATCTACGAGGAATTAATCCTTCTTATCCAAACGAATATGAACGAGCAGAAGAATTAGCTAAATACTTTAATATTCCTTTAATCATAGAAAAAATCTCTTTAAAAGGAAAAAATGATTATTTAGAGCATCCTTTAAAAAATTTAGTAATTTTAGCATTTACAATTAATTATTTAATTAATAATAAATTATTTGATTATGAAATTGGTTTTGGAAACTTTTTAGATGACCATGAAGATATTTCTAAATTTAATATTGATTGGTCTGATAATCAAGAAATGTGGGATGCTTTTAAAAAAATATTTACTTTATATTATCAAAATCTTATACTCAAATGCAATTTAAAAGATACTAAAGATACTTTTAATTTAATAGATAATAATTTAGAAATTTTAAATAAAACACAAAGTTGTTTATCACCATACCGTTTCCAAAATAAATTACACAATTATAATGAAAATAAATATAATATAAAATTATTAGAGCATCGTTGTGGAAGTTGCTGGAAATGCGCAGTAGAATATATTTATCTTACTGATCATAATAATTTTTCTTTTAATAAAGAATTTTATATTCATTGCTTAGATATATTAAAAAAGAAAATAAAAGAAGAAACTACTAATCATCCTAAAAAAATTACCAATGATTATGCTTATAATTTTTATTTAAAACAACCATATACATCCAGTAAATTATATCAGGAGGAATTAAATTGATTGTCGAATATAATGGTAAATCAGTAGATACAGATGTTTATACTGAAATTACAGAAGAAGAACGCGCTGATTTAGAAAGACAATTTTTTGAAAAGCCTGATTTAGATATTGTTAAAAAACAAATGATAAAAATTAATGATGATGGGGTAATGGCTGATAAGATTAATAGGTATTATTTTCGCGAATTAATGGCAAAAACTTTATGCCATAAAACAAAATGGACAATAGAAGAAGTATTTAAATCCAAAGAAGTACTTGGTATTTTTAAAGCTAAAACATTAACTAATAAAAAAGTATTTCCAGATGAAGAGCCATTAATTCGTAATATTGATACTGCGATAAGATTAGGTGGGAAAAGTTATGCAAAATTCCCAACAAATTATCCAATTAAATCTGTAAAAGCCATTTTATCACAATACAGCATTAATGATAATTATTATGATTTTAGTTGTGGTTGGGGTTCACGTTTATTGGGCGCGCTTAGCTTACAAAAAAATTATTATGGAACTGATCCTAATTATTTATTAGTAGATAAATTAAATGAGTTAACTAATGATTATAAAGATGCAATTCCAACTAATAATTCACTTGTTGATATTCGCGCGCAAGGCAGTGAAATTTTTATTCCGGAATGGGAAAATAAAATGGGAATTGCTTTTAGTTCTCCACCATATTATAACTTAGAAGATTATCAAATCGGAGATCAATCCTATAAATCAGGTGTCAGTTATGAGTCTTGGAAAGCTAATTATTTACAACCAACGTTACAAAATATTTATAAATATTTAATTGATGGTGGTTACTTTTGTATTAATATTAAAAACTTTAATCAATATCATTTAATTGAAGATACCAAAAATATGGCATTAATTACTGGTTTTAATTTTATTACTATAGAATTATTAACTAATAACTCAAGAAATATTCCCTTAGGAGAAGTAAATAATTCTGAAGGTATTTTTATTTTTCAAAAGCCAAAAAACACTATAAAAAAAGAAAAAGAAGAAAAAGAAGAAAAAGAAGAAGAAAAAGAAGAAATAAAGGAAAAAGAAGAAGTACCAAAATTAATAAATAATATAAATGATATTTTTGATATCTATTTAATCGGTGCTAAAAGTAAAAAACAATTAAATGATAATAACTTTTGGACTACTGTTACTAATAATAATGATAATCGCTTTTTAGGTGAACGTTATTATGCCGTATATAATTCAAAAATTTTAGAACTATTTCCTCAATATGAAATTGGTAAAATTATTGAATTAGATAAAGCTGACATAAATAAAATGTTACAATTTTGCATTTATCATAAAGATAATAATAATAGTTTTAAAGGAGTACCAAAATTATGTGAAATATTAGATAATTGGGACGATATGGAAAATCAAAATTATCATATATTTTTACAATGTGAAAATAATTAATTTAATAAGAGGATAATAAAATGATTTGTGAAGACTGTCCATTTGGTACATTAATCCAAATAGATTCGTTAATCTGGATGGTAGAATGCGCTTTAGAAAATACTTTAATGAGTAGAAAAGATGAGTGTAATATTCCAGAAACAATGATGGAGGCTACTAAAATGAAGTTGACTATGGATAACGTAAAATTAATTAAAATGTTTAATAGTTGTTATTTTCGCGCAGGCCGTCATCCAAAGAAAAGAATAAGAAAAAAGAATTATGCACGAGCGCTATATATTTTACGTCGTGGTAATCAAATTACAAGAAAAAAATGGCGCGAATTAAGGAGCTTTAAATGAGTTTTACTTATAAAATTTTAGTTTTATTTATAATGATTTTTTGCCATATTATTGATGATTATAAGCTACAAGGCATTCTTGCTAATATGAAACAATATAAATGGTGGTTAGAGAACGCGAATAAACGATTATATATTAATGATTATAAAATGGCTTTAATTGAACATTCTTTTAGTTGGTCTTTTACAATGACACTACCACTACTTTATATCGCGATTACTCAAAATAATATTTTATTAATATGGATAATAATTGTAAGTTATTTTATTAATACTGCTGTTCATGCTTATATAGATGATCAAAAAGCAAATAAATATACAATTAATTTAATTACTGATCAAATTCTACATCTATTTCAAATTTTATTTACTTGGGTAATTGCTTGCGCGGCCCTATAAAATAATTGAAATATTACTTATCTTCTGATAAGAATATTTCTTTAGGAGGATTGTGACTTTAAGGCACATGATTAAAAATATTATAGAACAATATAAACAATTTTGTAATAAAAAAGGTTGGGTTCAAGAAGAAGCAGCAGAAGCTATTGGGTGCTGTCGTTCACATTTATCTAAAATATTTTCTGGGTCAAGAAATCCATCTATGAAATTATTAGAAAAAATGGAAGAGGTTATGAGCCGTGAGTGAAGCAAATCAATTATTCATTACATCAAAGAAAAAAGATCCAAAAGATTATGGTGATGGTAAATGGGGATATTTTTCTTTTGAAGATACATTTAAAGCTCAGAAAATATTAAAGCCAGCTAGCTTTTCTTTATATCTGTTTCTTCTGCGCGATCAACCTGGTTTTAATCGTAGTTTATATAAAACTGAATTTGAACAAAAAACTGGTTATAAAAAGACTGCTTATTATACTGCTCTTCAAGAATTAAAAGATAAAAATTATTTAATTCATACTGATGGCAATCATTGGGAATTTTATCCAGAAGGATTTTCCGAAAACGCGGATATATTTTAAAATATATCCGCAAAAATGGAAAAATTGTACGCAAAAACGGACAATTTATTCCGTGAAAACGGATAGATGTTTCCGCAAATACGGATTACTTTCCGCAAACGCGGATAAATTGTCCGCAAAAACGGTATAGAATATAGATAAATAGATAAATAATATATAATATAAATATTTTATAAAAAAATAAAAGAGTTCGCTCACGCGGAAAACTTGACAATTAAAAAAATCTATGCTATAATAAAAGAAAAAGGAGATTTTAATATGATAACAATTATTAATAGTCGTGGAACTGGGAAATCTCAAAAATTACTTGAATCTGCTCGTAAAAATAATGCTATTATTTTAACGCAAGATAAAAGAGCATTTAAAGTAAAAGCTAAATCATATGGCTATGATGATATTAAAATTTTAGATTATGAAGATTTAGAAAATGATAATTATGATTTAAGTCAACCAATTTTAATACATAATGCAGATCATGTATTAAATTATCTTTTTGATAGATATTATGGCTTAAAACCTATTGGACTTTCTATTACTACGGAGGATAATTAAATGTTAATTGAAGAAAAATATGATAAATTTAATTATATTTTATACAAACCAAATACCTTCGAAAATTTACCTTTAATTACAGTATTACATGGTTCTGGAGAAAGAGGATCTAAATTATCGAAGTTAAAAGCACGAGAACCTTATCTTAGTTTAAAAAAAGGCACCTGCATGCCAAATGCTTGTGTGTTAATGCCACAATTGCCAAAAAATTCTTGGGCTGATTATGCTATTAGCCTTAAAAAATTAATAGAACATGTAGGTGAAGAAAATCATTGTAATATGAATTATTGTTCTTTAACTGGTCATAGTTTAGGAGCAAATGGAACAATGGATATGTTATTTAAATACCCTGATTTTTTTAGCGCGGCTGCAGTACTATCTCCTTGTAAAAATTACAAAAATAAATTAGACCAATTACTTCATATACCAATTTGGTTTTTACATGGTGAAAAAGAGCATAATTATAAAAAATATGCTCAAGAAATGTATACTAAAATGAATAGTATTGGCGGTAATACTAAAGTAACTTCTATTAAAGGTTATGGTCATCCTATTCAAATGGCTTGGACCAATAAAAATTATGATGTTATTAATAAATTAATTACTTTTAAAAAGAATATATTACAATATCCTACTTGGGATGATTATTTTAAACAATTTAATTTAAATATAGACCAACAAATTCCAAAGGATATTGCTATGAAATTAAATATTAAACCTATTATTGAAGGGAGTTTTTAGAATGTCTCGTATATTTTTTACGGGAGACACACATGGTTCCATTGACATTAATAAATTAAGTTTTAAAAATTTTCCAGAAAGTCGAAATTTAACAAAAAATGATTATGTCATTATTTGTGGAGATTTTGGTTGCATTTGGAACGGAGATAATGAAGACAACTATTGGTTAAATTGGTTAAATGATAAACCATTTACAACTCTATTTGTTGATGGTAATCATGAGAATTTTAATTTAATTAATAAATATCCTATAACAATGTGGAATGGTGGTGCTATACACCAAATTAAACCATCTGTAAAACATTTAATGCGCGGGCAAATTTTTACTTTAAATAACCAAACTTTTTTCACTATGGGCGGCGCAACATCAGTAGATAAAATATATCGTAAAGAAAATATTAGTTGGTGGCCGCAAGAAATTCCTTCTTATGAAGAAATGGAGCAAGGAGTAAATAATTTAGAAATATATCATAATAAAATAGATTATGTCATTACTCATTGTTTACCAAGTAGTATTCTTGATAAAATTGATAAATGGTGTCCGCAACATGATACTTTAAATAATTATTTAGAAAAAATGATAGTTCAAAAAATAGAATTTAAAAAATGGTTTTGCGGACATTACCATATTGATAGAACTATTGATAATAAATATTATATATTATATAACGATTTTATTGAATTATTACCTAATAATAATATTCAATTAATTCAAGGAGAATAATTATGGATGAAAATTTTAAGAATGTAATAGAACAATTAATTGAAAAAATTGATAGTGTTAATTATGATTTGCAATCTTTTGTAGCAGGTTTTGTATATGGTATGCAAATTGGAAAAGCTTTATCTACTGCTATTAATGATCAAATAAATAGTAGTAATGATTTTATTAGTAAAAAGATTTTACAACATTATAATTTTGAGGTAAAAAATGAAAATTTATCTAGCAGGGAGCTGTAGTTCTGAAAATCGTACTATAATGGTACATGTGGCAGAACAATTACGGCAATGTCATAATATTGAAGTATATTGTCCTTGGGAATTAAAAATTGAAAATGCATGGGATAAAAGTCAAGAAGAATGGGCTCGTGAAGTTTTTGAAGAAGATATAAAAGCTATTCAAGATTGCGATATTTTTCTTATGATTTCTCAAGGTAGAGAAAGTACAGCAGGAACAAATTGGGAAAATGGTTATGCATATGGTTTAAATAAACATATTATTATTATTCAAATTACAGATAAACCAACTTCTTTAATGACTTATGCAAGCTCTTCTTATTTCTATTTTTGTCCTAGAGATGAATTACATAAACAGATTGCTGCATTAATTAATAATTGGGAACGATATGGTTTATATTCAGGGAGAAGCGAATCTTTTTATAGATGTAAAACAGTTTTAACTTAAAAGAAATTTATGAGGAATAATTATGGCAATAGAAATTGGAAAAATTTATAAACATTGGAAAGTTAAAGAACGAGAATTAAATAAATCCGGTAATGGCCATCATAAAAATGATGCTTTTTGGGTATGTGAATGTATAAATTGTGGCTATATTAGAAAAGGTAAAGAAGCTCTTCGATTTGATTATTTAAATGAAAATGATAAGCATTCTGTAATTTGTCCACAATGTAAAACTAAGTATACTATTAAAGAACTACCTGACCTTAAAGTTGGAGCAGAATATAATAATTCTGAAATTATTGATCATACTTGCATTGACGTTCCTAGACGTGGTGAAATTTATATTTTAAAAGATAAAATTACTAATGATATTTTCCCAAGATGTAGTACAGATTTAAAAAAGGGTTTTAAATGGCATTCTCCACGTAGATTACCTACAACAGAATCTAAATTAGCAACAGAAGCACGAAATATTTTAGATAAAAATAATATAATTCATAAATCGAATATGACGTTTTATGATTTACGTGGAACAAATGGTAACGCATTATTTTTTGATGATTATTGTCCTGAATATAATTTAATGCTAGAATATGATGGGAAACAACATTATCCAGAATTAGCAACAGGTTTTTATAAAGACCAAGTAAGTGATATTCAATTAAGAGATAATATAAAAGAAGAATGGTGTAAAAAGCATGAAGTAAATTTAATTCGTATTCCTTGGTGGAAAGAAGGAAAAATAACAATAAAAGATTTATGGCCGTATATTTCTGACTTTCATATTATTAAATATTCTAAATGCTATTAATTGACTTTTCTTTTAATTTATGCTATTATTAAATGTAAAGAAAAGGAGGGATAATATGTCAAATGGTTATATTTTTTTAGGAAGCGGAAATGAAGATTTTGATTATCGTTTTACTTTAGATCATTTTGAATTATCCCCTAAAGAAAAGTTAGAACCATATATTCAAAAAGATTATGACAGACTTGTAGATATAATTTCTCACAACGAAAAAGAAATTACAGATAAAAATTTTGAAGGATGGAAGTGTATTCGAGACCCAAACGGAGAAGAATATAGTAAAGAATTATCTTGGTGTTATTTACATTGCTTACTTTGTAAAAAGGTACATATAAATAATTCCTTTAGATATTGCTGGCCATGTGAATTTTGTGTTCAAAGACTTTTTAGGGAACAGCAGAAGTCAAGTACTTAATGCTTGACTTTCTTTTTGTTTTATGATATACTAAAATATAGAAAAGGAGAATATGGGATGATAAGATTATGGATGAAAGAAAATGGGTTGTGTATATTCATGTTCTTAAAACAGATGGTAGAATATATATAGGACAAACTGATGATATTACTGCAAGATGGAAACCAAGTGCTTATAAAACTTGTTCTAAATTTTATAAAGCAATAAAAGAATACGGTTGGGAAAATTTTGAGCATCGGATTCTTTATGATAATTTAACGTTAGATGAAGCAAATAAAATAGAGGAAGAACTTATAGAAAAATATGATACTATTAATCGTGGCTTTAATCTTAACTCTGGTGGATTAAATCACTTGCATAGTCAAAAAACAAAAGATAAAATGAGTAAAACCAGAAAAGGTGTTCCGAAAACAGAAGAACATAAAAAGGCAATTAGTGAAGCTCTTAAAAAATATGAAAGAACACCTGAGCATAATAGAAATAATCAACTTGCTCAACATAGAAAACCAGTTCAATGTGTTGAAACTGGAATTATTTATGAAAGTTTATCAGACGCGGAAAGAAAAACTGGAATATTAGGAGAAACAATAAGTAGGAATTGTCGAGGAAAACAAAAATCAGCAAGCGGATTACATTGGAGGTTTATTAATGGATAATAATTATAATATTGACAGTATTCAGTCACTAGATTTCCGCACCGGAGTTAGAACAAGAATAAATATGTATTTAGGTTCTGATGATATAGAAGGAACATATCAGGCTCTAAAAGAAATTATTAACAATAGTACAGATGAAGCGCTTGCTGGTTTTGGTAAAAAGATTGAAATTACCGTTAGTGAAAAAGAAAACGCAGTTGCAGTAAGAGATTATGGCCGCGGCGTTCCTTTTGGTATTCGTGAAAACGGAGAAAACGTATTAGTATCTGTTTATACACAATCTCATACTGGCGGTAAATTTAATCATAATGTCTACAAAAATTCTAGCGGCCTCAATGGTTTAGGCGCAAGTTGTACTTGTCTTTCTTCTGAAAAATTTGAAGTTCAAAGTAACCGCGATGGTAAGTGTGCTTGTGCCTTTTTCGAAAAAGGTAATCTAATCACTTATAAAGAAGGAAAGACTAAGGATAAAGATGGAACATATGTTCGTTTTAAACCTGATCCAGAAGTTTTTTCTAATGGCGAAATTGGTTATTCTTATGAACGTATTTGTTCTGATATAAAAGATATTTCATATTTATATCCAGGTATTGAATTTATAGTTTCTAATGAAACTGAAATAAAGGTATTTTGTGCAAAAGAAGGTATTGTTGATTTTGTAAAAGAAAATATACAAAAACCTTTACAAAAACATATTATTACCGCATCTGCTTCTGATGGAACAGATAATGTAGAAATTGCCTTCCAATGGGGTACAAAGCATGAAATGCCTTATGTCTTTGTAAATGGTCTACGTTGTCCTGAGTTAGGAACTCCTGTAACAGGCGCCCGCGCGGCTATAACTAAAACTTTTAATAATTTATCTGGACAAAATTTTGAAGGTGAATATATTCGTAAAAATCTATTTTATGTAATTAATTGTAAAGTAGAAAATCCTTCATTTGCCAATCAAACTAAAACAAAAATTAATAATCCTTCTTTACGTACTCTTGCTACAACTGCTTTTACTTCTGCTTTAAAAGAAATGAACATTAAGTATAATAGTGAATTTAACACTATTGTAGAGATGTTAAAGAAAGTTGAAAAAGCAGAAGCTGCTGCGGAAAAAGCTCGTAATGCTGTTCTTAATATGGAAAAGAAGGAATCAGAACATAAGAAGCAAAAAATTACTTCTTCAGAAAAATTTAAAGACTGCGAAAAACATGGACAAGATTCAATATTAATTATTTGCGAGGGTAATTCTGCTTTACATGGTTTATTACCTGCACGGAATGTTAATAATGAAGCCTTATATGCTGTACGTGGAAAAGTAAAAAATCTTTTAAAGCATCCATTAGATGAATGTCTTGAAAACGAAGAAATTTCAGATATTATTCTTGCATTAGGCTGCGGTATACAAAACAGATATAATTCAAAAAAATTAAATTATGGTAAAGTAGCAATTGCAGTTGATGGTGATGCTGATGGATATAATATTATGTGTCTTATTGCTACCATGTTTTATGTATTAATGCCACAATTTATTGAAGAAGGTAGACTTTGCTGGTTACGCGCGCCACTTTTTAAAATTGAAAAAAATGATAAAAGATTATTTGCTTATGATGAAGAAGAATTAAATCAAATTCGTCAAGGCAAAGAAAACTGGACTCAAACTCGAATGAAAGGACTTGGAGAATTTAATGCAGAAGATATGGAAGTATCTATGCTTCATCCTACTAATAGACGGCTTGAGGTTTTAACTATTCACGATAGTGAAGCAGCTGCGGAAAGTATTCATATGTTAATGGGTACAGACGTAGAACCTAGAAAAGAATTTCTATTTGAAAATGTTGATTTTAATATTTTAAATAATTAAAATGATAATTTATAGATATGAAAAAGAAGATGGCGGTGGACCATATTTTACATCTGATGGACATCCAAGAACACATCCAGAGATTTATTTTAATGATGATATATTATGTGGCGCTGAATCAATTGATAATTTAAATAAGTGGTTTATAGAAAGAAACGCTACTCACTTAATTCAAAATTGTAAAATTGTTAAATATGAAGGAGAATTAATTCATAAATCTCTTCATAGCGGAGAAGTAATTATTAGAAAATCAACTTCTAAACAATTGACTTCTCCTTAAAATTATGATATAATATAATAAAGAAAGAAAAGGAAGTGGAAAACAATTTGATTTACGAAACCGATTTTCAAAAACAAATTGAAAGTGCTTTCTTGACTTACGGCGCGTCCGTGGCGCAGGAACGAGCAATTCCCGATGTGCGTGATGGATTAAAAATCGGCCTGCGTCAGGGACTATATGCACAATATACTCATAAAAGAACTCATAAAGATAAATTTTCTAAAGCGGGTCGTTCAGTAACTGATGCAATGGGACAATCATACGTTCATGGTGATATTGCAATGTATGATACATTTATTCGTGCTGCGCGTCCGTGGTCTTATCGTTATACACTAGAAGAAACTCAAGGTAACGCAGGTGATCAAACTTCTCCAAATAGCCAATCAGCTATGCGTTATGTTGAAATGCGTTCTAGTGAATTAGCTGATGTAATTTTTTATGGATTAAAAAAAGATGCTATTAAAGAATGGTATTGGAACTATGATGATACAGAACAGATTCCTAATGTATTTCCTTCTATGGGATATTGGAATATAGTTAATGGTTGTTCTGGTATTGCAGTCGCAATGGCTACATCAGTACCACAATTTAATCTAAAAGAAGTTAATGAAGCTTTAATTAAAATTATTAAAGATCCTAATGTGGATTTTAATAATATATATTGTGCGCCGGATTTTGCAACTGGCGGAACAATTACTAATGCTGCAGCAGTTAAAGAAAGCATTAAAAATGGTAATGGTGAATCAATTCGCTTAAAAGCGAAACTTGAATATTTCCCAGATCAAAATATGATTCAAGCAACAGAGTTACCATACGGAGTTTTTACTAATACTATTATAGATCAACTTGCTTCTTTAACTAATGACAACGAAAATTATGGAATAGAAAGAGTAGTAGATCATACTAAAAAACTTGCTGATATCCGTATTTACTTATCTAAAGGTGCCAATCCAAAAAAGATGATCGAAAAACTTTACAAAGATACCAGTTTAGAAAATTGGTTCTCTGTAAATATGATTATGTTAGATAAAGGCCGCTTTCCAAAAGTATTTGGCTGGCGCGAAGCTTGTGATGCGTATATTGAACATATGCGTGAATGTAAAAAGAATGAAATACAATTTGATTTAGATAAAGCACTCGCGCGAAAAAATATTGTTGATGGGCTTATTCGTGCATATTCTATAATTGATGAAGTTGTTGCTCTTATTCGTGCTTCTTCTACTCCAGCAGAAGCATCACTAAAATTATATAATCAATATAATTTTAATGAAGAACAAGCAAAAGCAATTCTTGCAATGAAACTATCAGCACTTACTCGATTAGATATAGTTAAACTGAATTCTGAGCAAGAAGAACTTATTAAAAAAATTGAATGGTGCCAACACTTATTATTAGATAGCACCGCTTTAGATGAAGAATTAATTAAAACTTTAACTGAAGTTGCGCAAAAATTTGGAGATAATCGTAGAACTAAAATTTTAAATATTATAGAAACTAATTCTAATGAAATGGAACCAATTAATGAAGATGAAGTTGGTATAATGTTATTTGATAACAATATGTTAAGATTGATCAAAAAAGAAGATTTACAAGGCGGGAAACGTGGTAGAAAAGGTATTAATATTAAACCGCCAAAAAATGCAAATCTTATTAATACATTATATACTACTAATTTAGGAATTGTTGCAGCTTTTACTAATTGCGGTAGAATGTATAATTTTACTCTTGCTGATTTAGATTACGGAAAAGACTATTCTATCTATGAGTTAATTACTCTACAAGATAAAGAACAGGTCTTATTATTAATTGATACAACTTCCTTCAATTCCTATCATAATTTAGTAACAGTCAGCAAAAAGGGTTTTATTAAAAAAAGTTCTATACGTGATTATAATGTACGTGCTAAAAAAGGAACCTCTGTAATGAAATTAGAAGATAATGACCAATTAGTTGGTGTTTATCTTTCTATGAGTGATGAAGATAAAATCTTTATTATTGGTAGCGGTGGTAATTATAATTTTTATTCATTAGAAAAAATTTCTGTAACTGGTAGAGTTACTAAAGGTGTAAAAGCTATTAAACTAAATGATAATGAATTTATTCGCGCAGCTACGTTAATTAAAAAAGGTATAGCATATAGAGGTCTTTTAACTATTACTTTATCTGGTAAAGGAAAAATTACTAGAATAGAGGATTTTAATGAAACTTCTCGTGCAATTAAAGGTCCACAAGTAATGGCCTTAAAAGATGAAGAAATTGCAACTGTATACGCAGTTCCAGAATCGCAAGAAAAAATATATGTTACAACAAATAATAAAGCTGTGCTTCTATCTATTGAATCTATTCCAATTCAAAATCGTGTTACCAGTGGAATAAGAATTATTGATGGAAGAGGAGTAGAATCAGAAATTAAAATAATGTAATGGAGAATTAATATGGATAAAAGATATCGAGATTTATTTACATTAATTGCTCAAAGTGTAGCTAATACTGCAGAAAAAGTTATGGATTTACATAAAAGTAATAATGAAGAAAAAGAATATGAAACTGCGCAAATTATGCGAGATGATTATTTAAATCTACATGACAAATTACAAGAAGAAGTAGATTTAACTAAAGCAGATTATGCTAGACTTTTAGTCGGAACAATTATTATTGTTAATCAATTAGAAGGAAAAATTAAAAGTGAACAGCAAGCATTGCAAGGTTATAAAATTGATGTAATTCCTAAATTAGATCAGATTAATAATGAACTTGATCCTGACAAAGCTATGCAATTAGCAGCAGAACTTTTCGAAATTAAAGAACAAGAAGAACAAGAATAAAATTAGATAATTAAAAAAATTTAATACTTGACTTTTTAAGAAAATTCTGTTATAATAAGTTTGTAAAGAGGAAAAGGAAAAACAAATTCCTTGCCACTTTAAATAAATAATTAATTAAAAATATTTTAAAGCGAAAAACGCGAAGGAGATTGACAATTATGACTCAGAATAGTGAACTAGTTCTAAATTATCTAAAGAAGAATTTCGGCCAGGAATTTACAAAGCAGGATATTGCAGAAGCTCTTGGTATTTCTGTCCCAGCTGTAACCGGTAGTATTAATGGTCTTGTAAAGAAGGGATACGTTGTAGAGCGCATGGAAGAGATTGAAGTTGAGCCTGCCACCGAGACTAAGAAAGCAAAGATGAAGACCATCCGTCATGAAACTCTAACTGAAGCTGGTCTAGCTTATGATCCAGTTGCGGAAGAGGAAGCTAAGGCCGCTGCTAAGGCTGCTGAGAAGGAGCGTAAGGCGGCTGAGAAGGCTGCTGCTAAGGCCGCAAAGGAGAACGCTTAATTAGTAGTAATTGGGCGGCGAAATATCGCCGCCTTTAATCTAATAAAATTAAAACATAGAAAATTAAAAGAGGTAAAGAATATATGAAAAATATTGTAGAACAAGCAACAAATAAGTTAAATATCGTAGGTAAGCTATTAGATTGCACTTTTGGTGAAGGCACTACTAAAACTGGTCAGCATTATGAGCGTGCAAATTTTACTGTTCGTGTAACACAAAAGATAAATGGAGTAGAGGAAACTAGTGAAATTCCAATTAGCATTTTTGCTTCTCAGTTTACTAGTCAGAATAAGCCTCATCCAGGATATAAAAATATTCAAGATATGAAGCGTTGGAAGACTGTGCAAGATGTTGGAGAAACAGAAGCAACAGTAGTTCGTATGACTAGCGCAAATGTCCAAGAAAATAACTTTGTCTCTAAGAGCGGACAGTTAATTAATGGTTGGCAAATTCGTACTTCATTTGTAAATGAAGCAACAAATAATATTGCAGATATTGCATCTTTTAACATTGATATTTTCATTATGGATATGCATGATGAAGTGGATCGTGAAGGCGAACCAACTGGTCGTTTAATTGTTAAGGGTGGTATTGTACAGTACGGTGGTACTCTTGATATAGTAGAATTTATTGTAGAAGGAAATGATGCAGTAGATTATATTTCTCGTAATTGGAATATTAATGATACAGTAAATGCTGGTGGTCGTATTCGTTTTACTTCTCAAGAAGTTAAGCGTTCAGCTGCTGAAAGTTCTTGGGGCGAAGAGCTACCTGAAACTTCTACTCGTATGGTTCGTGAACTAATTATTACTCGTGGTTCAGATGAAGCTTTTGAGGAAGAATTTGCTTATGATCCAATAGAAATTAAAAAGGCTTTCAATGATAGAAAAGCTAGAATTGAACAGCTACAAGTTGAAGCCAAGAAGAGCGCTCCCGCAAAAACAGATTCTGATGGTAAAAAGTATAACTGGGAGTAATTCCCAGTTATATCTTTATAGGAGGGAATTAATATGGCAAACGATATTGATATTTTCTCTCTTGAGCCATCAAAAATTTCTCGTGACCTAAAAGGGAAATTTTTATTAATTTATGGGCAACCTAAAACTGGTAAATCGACATTCGGTTCTCAACTTCCTCGTTCATTATTCCTTAACTTTGAGCAAGGTACAAATGCTTTAGCTGGAATACGTAGTGTACCCATTCTTCGCTGGGGTGACTTTAAGAAAGTTCTCTCCCAACTTCGCAAGCCGCAAGCGCGCGAAATGTATGATAGTATTGTAGTAGATACAGCTTCTATTGCTTGGCAGCTTTGTGAAAAATATGTATGTCAGCGCGAAGGTGTAGATTCAATTCGTGATATTCCATGGGGTCAAGGTTGGGGAATGTTACGAAATGAATTTTCAGAATGCTGGCGTGAAATTACTTTATTAGGTTTTGGCATTTTATTTATTGCTCACAGTAAAGACAAGCCCACTGAAATGAGGGATGAAAATGGTGAATCTATTACAGCTGTTGCACCAGATTTACCTAACCAGTGCTATACAATTATAAATAGTATTGTTGATATTATTGGCTACTTACAAGTTCAAATGAATACAGATGGGACTTCTGAACGTTTTCTATATACTCGTTCTACTCCAACAGTATTTGCAGGAAGTCGTTATCAATATCTTGCTCCAAAAATTAAATTTGGTTATCAAGAACTTGTAGATGCTATTGGTGATGCTATTGATATGGCAGTTGAACGTGATGGTGCAGAAGTTACAGATCATACTGAAATGAAGCAAATTAAAGCACGTCCATTCCAAGAAGTTATGGAAGAAGCAAAAAGTGTTGGTAATGAATATATTGAAGGTGCGAATAGTGAAGAAGAAAAAGAACAAAGATTTAATGTAGTTAAAGATGTTATTCGGAAAATTTTTGGTTCTGATGATTTCAAAATTAGCGCTGCAGTACCTTCACAATCTGATTTAGTCGAACTATTTATAGATGAAATAAGAGAGTTAATTTAAAAAAGAGCCTATGGCTCTTTTTTATTGACTTTTTTTAAATTTTATGCTATAATGATAATAGATAAAATTGTAAGGAAGGGATAATATGCCAGGATTAACAAGAACATGTTGTCAATGTCATAAACAATTACCAACAGAACAAATGAAAAAACATGCATCTATACGGTCACAAACATCAAGTTGGTATTGTCCAACTTGTTTAGCAGAGAAAAAAGAAAGAGAAGCTTTTACAGAAAAAGTATGCGCAATTTTTGGTACTAAAATGCCGGGCCAGAGAATTTGGAAAGATAGAAAAGAATTAATAGAACAATATGGGTATACTGATCAAACTTTGATTGATTGTTTAGATTATTTATATACTGTTAAAAAAATGAAAAAATTATCAGTATCATTAATTCTAATTAAAAATGATCCTTCAATTGTAAATGAAATGTTTAATTATAAAAAACAAGAAGAAGAAAAAGCTCAACAGATTATTGAAGCTATTAAAACTCCTGTTAAAGAATATATTGTTCCAATTCAAGAAAATACCGAAAAAAAGGTTGAGAAATGGAATTTAGAAGATTGGTTAGATGACTAAGGAGAGATTAATTTGGTTTTATCCGATAAAATGGCTTATAGACAAATTATTGGTGGGCTAATGTATAATACATTATTATTTATCGAATATCCAGATATATTGCCCACCGATTTTGATTATAAAGTCGCACGAATTTGTTTAATAGCAATTCAAAATTTATATGAAGAAGGAGCAACTAAATTAACTATACCAGAGGTAGAAAATGAAATATTAAAAAACCAAGGAATTGGTGCGACTATTTATAAACAAGAAAATGGTTTAGATTTTTTAAAAACTGCTTATGAATTTGCAGAAGTAAGTAATTTTGAAGTTTATTATAATAGATTAAAAAAATATTCTTTATTAAGAACTTTACAAAAAGCAAAATTTGATATTAGTTATTATTATAAAGAAGATAAAGATTTGGGGCCTTTAGAAGAAGATACCTTGCAAAAACGTTTTAACGAAGATGGTTTACAAGATATTTTAAATAAAATAGAAGGAAAATATAATAGTATTAAAAATGATTATTTAAATACTAATAGGAAAAAAAGTGATCCATCGGAAGGTATTTTTGAATTAATTGATGACTTACAGAAAAAACCAAATGTTGGCCCTAATCTAGAAGGTGATTATTTTAGTACCGCTTGCCGTGGCGCTCGTGCAGGTTGTTTTTATTTAAAATCAGCTAGTAGTGGCGCGGGCAAATCTCGTACATCAATATTTGATGCATGTAAAATTGCATATCCGATTCGTTTTTCTTTAGAAAAAAATAGTTTTATACATGAATTAAATAAAGATGGAACTCGACGACAACCACGAAAAACTTTATTTATTGTTACAGAGATGGATAAAGAAGAATTACAGACTATAATGTTAGCTTATTTATCTAAAGTAAATGAAGCACATATTTTAACCGGGCAATGTGATTTTGATGAATTAAATAGAGTCAAATTTGCGGCAAAAATCATTAAAGAATATAGAGATTATTTTATAATTGAAGAAATTAGTGACCCTAATTTAACTAATATTGAAGCAACAATTAAAAAATATGCAACGATAGATAATATTAAATATTGTTTTTTTGATTATATTCATTCTACTGCAAGTATGCTAAATCAATTTGCAAAAAATAATTTAAGAGAAGATGTCGTTTTAATGATGATGGCGAATCAATTAAAACAATTAGCAAAAGATTATAATATTTTTATTTTTTCTGCTACACAAGTTAACAGTGGTGCAATGATAGATGATGAAACTTTTAAAAATGAAACCTGTATAAGAGGTTCTAAAGCTGTAGCTGATAAAGCGGATGTTGGTTATGTAATGACACGAATTGGGCAGAAAACATGGAATGCAGTTATTGGCCCTTTAAGACAAGCAGCAAGAGATGGTACACTCGATAGTAAATTTATAGAAAATGAAAAATATCGTCCTACTCATATTCTTGATATTTATAAAAATCGACGTGGTAAATATAAAAATATAAGAATTTGGGTTCATTTGGACTTAGGTACTGGAGAAAGAAATGATGTATTTATTACTGATACTGACAATAAACCCATAGCAAATTTATTAGAATCTTTTAAATCTTATACAGAAGAAAAAATAGATTGGAGTAATTATTTTGACAACTAATTTTAATGAAGCGGATAGAGACGCTTTCCTTGCAACATTAAATATTCAAGATGTTATTGCATCATTAACTTTACAAGATGTAAAAAATTTTTTAGAAAGTTTAGGAGTAGAACAAATAGATATTAATGAAGAAAAACAATATTTAGTTTGTCCTACTATTTGTCATAATCCAATTCATGAAGCAGAGTCCATGAAATTATATTGGTATCAAAATAATAAAATTTTTAGATGTTATACAGAATGTAATGAAGCTATGTCTATCTTTGAATTATATAAAAGATATATGGCTTTAAATCAATATCCAATAACATTAGAAGAAGCAGAAAATTATATTAAACATTTTTTGAAGCATATAATCATTAATACAAAAAAAGCTGATTCATTAGAATCCAATATTGAAAAATATAAATTTACAACTAATATTCCATTATTAGATGAATATCCTAAAGTAGTATTAGATTATTTTACAAAATATTATCATCCTTCTTGGTTAAAAGATGGTATTACTAAAGAAGCAATGGATAAATTTCAAATTAAATTTTCTTTAGGCCAAAATAAAATAATTATTCCTCATTTCGATATTCATGGTAGATTAATTGGTATTCGCGGCCGCGCGCTTGAACCAAAAGAAATTGAAGAACATGGTAAATATAGACCAATTCAAATTGGTAAAACAATATATACTTATCCACTTCAATTTAATTTATATGGTATTTATGAACATCAAAATGGTATTCGTAAACGTAGAAGTGCAATTATTGCAGAAGCAGAAAAATCTGTTATGTTGGATGATGGTTACTACGGAGATTTGAGTAATTGTGTAGCTTGTTGCGGCTCTACTTTTAATAAATATCATATAAGTTTATTAACTGATTTTCTTGGCGCAAATGAAATTATAGTTGCTCTAGATAAAGAGTATGAAGATTGGCGCACGTCAAAAGCAAAAAAATATAGAACAAAATTAGAAAATTTATGCAAAAAATATTCTAATCAAGCTTCTTTTTCATATATTTGGGATTATGATAACGTATTAAATGAAAAAGATTCTCCTTTTGATAAAGGCAAAGATATATTTGAACATTTATATAAAACACGAATAAAGGTGAAATAATTATGAATTATAGATTAAGAAATGTATACTCAACGAATCCTCGACTAGCTTTAACCGAAATTTTAAAAGATAGAGGAGTTACTGACATAGAAAATTTTATCCATCCAAAATTTGAATGTGAATTAAATCCTTATGATTTAGATAATATAGAATTGGCTGCAAATAAATTATTACAACATTTACGAGCGAATAGCCATATATGTATAATAGTAGATGCTGATGCTGATGGTTTTACATCTAGCTCTATTTTGTGGTTATACATAAAAAATATTTTTCCTGACGCGGATTTAACTTTTACTGTGCATGAACATAAACAGCATGGACTAGAAGATAAAATTGATTGGCTTATTGATGAAGAGCAATTTGATTTAGTAATTGTACCAGATGCTGGTAGTTATAATTTTACTGAACATAAACGACTTTATGAAATTGGCACTGATTGTATTTGTCTAGACCATCATATGCCGCCAATAGATAAAGATGGTAAAATACTTTTACCAAATATTGAACATGCAATAGTAGTAAATAATCAACTTTCTGATAGATATAAAAATAAAACATTATGCGGTGCAGGAATAGTATATAAATTTTGTGAAGTATTAGATAATATTCTTGGTATTCAACAAGCGCATAATTATATTGATTTGGCTGCTCTTGGAGAAATTTCTGATGTTATGGATAGAAGTAATACTGAAACTAATTATATTATGATGAATGGTTTACAAAATATTAAAAATAAAGGGTTTCAAACGCTGATTGAAGCTCAATCTTATTCTTTAAAAGAAAAAGCAGATTATCCTTATTATGGGCTTACTCCTATTGATATTGCTTTTTATATTTCTCCACTTATTAATGCTATTACTCGTGTAGGGACTATTAGTGAAAAAGAAAATATGTTTTATTGTTTTATCGAACCTGATAGATTAGTACCAAGCACTAAACGCGGAGCAAAACCTGGTGACACTGAATATGCGGCACAAGCAACCGCGCGCTGTGGTGGTAATGCTAAATCTAGGCAAAACCGAATTAAAGAAAAAGCTATTGATTTAATTGACTTTAAAATTCAAAAAGATCAATTATATGAAAACAATATTATTATTGTTGAAGTTGATGCATGTGATAATATTCCGCAAGAATTAAGCGGACTTATTGCTATGGCTATTGTTGGTAAATATAATAAACCTTGTTTAATTGTTCGTAGAAATAATGATAATTTATTACAAGGTTCTGCGCGAGGAAATGAAAATTTTGCATCTCTACCAAATCTAAAAGAATACTTAGAACAAAGTGGTTATTTTGAATATGCTGCTGGACATGATAATGCTTTTGGCGGCGGAATTAATGCTAATCGTTTAGACAGTTTTATTAATTATGTCAATAATGATTTACCAGTTGGTGCTTTTGAAAATTGTTATTTAGTAGATTATGTATTAGATGGGAATAACAATAATGCAGAATTGCTTACCGCATTATCAAGTAATCCTGAATTATTTGGCAACCATATTGATGAAGTAAAGTTCATTATTAATAATATCTCATTAGCAAATATTTCTGTTATGGGCGCGAATAAAGATAGTATAAAAATTAGTTTTAATAATGTCGATTATGTACATTTTAAAGATTTAAATTTTATCGAAGAAGTATTTAAAAATCGTACAAAATTATTAAATGTATATGGCAGAGCTAATTTAAATACATTTGCTGGTAGAACTACTGTTCAAATTTTTATAGATGATTATGAATTTGTTAATGATCCACATAGATATGAGTTTTAATTGACAAAAAATAAAAATTATGATATAATAAATATAGAATAAAAAAGGAGTGATTGTGTGTATTATAGTTTACATAATCATACTTGTGCTAGTAATCAACGATTAGTAGATTCTATAAATAATATTAATGATATTATTCAATATGCTTTTGATATTGGATTATATGGTGTTGCTTTAACAGAACATGAAACAGTTAATAGTCACATTAAAGCTATTAAATATGTTGAAAGTAAACGTAAAGAAGAAAATCATGATCCAAGATGGGATACTTTTAAACTTATTTTAGGAAATGAAATTTATTTATGCCGTAATGGTTTAAATAATGATAATTATGATAGCAAAAAAGATAGCTTTTATCATTTTATTCTTCTGGCGAAAGATGAAGAAGGACATAAACAAATTCGGAAGTTAAGTACGCGCGCATACGCACAAAGTTTTATGAAAAATCGTATGCGTCGTGTCCCAACTTACTATAGTGATTTAGAAGATATTGTTGGTAAAAATCCTGGGCATATAATTGCGAGCACAGCTTGTATCGGTGGTTATTTTGGAAAAACCATTTTAAAAGCAAGTAGATTGGAAAAAAATGAAAGTTTATTTATGGAAGAAGTTCATAAACTAGAAGCTTGGTGTAATTATTTACAAAATATTTTTGGTAAAGAAAATTTTTTTCTAGAACTTCAACCTTCCAATAATCAAGAACAAATTTATGTTAATGAATGGTTATTAAAGTTTTCTAAGAATTTAGATATCCCAGCCATTATTACTACTGATAGCCATTATTTAACTAAAGACGACAGAAAATTTCATAAGGCATATTTAAATTCAAAAGATGGTGATCGTGAAGTTGATGAATTTTATGCGACAACTTATATGATGACAGCAGAAGAAATTCATCAATATATGGATAAATATAATGGTGCAGAAGTAGTTTCTCATTGTTTAGATAATACTAAATTAATTGGAGAACAAATAACTCAATATGATTTAAGAAAGCCATTTAAACTTCCTTATCTTCCTAATAAACAAGATATTCTTTTAGCACAGCGACCAACATCATTTATTTTACTTTCTATTGCAGAAAAAAATCTACCTGAAATTTGGTATAAATTTATTAATTCAGAAGAAAATGCTGATAGAATTTTTATTTATAGAATTATAAATAAATGTAATTCTAATCCAGATTATTATTGGACTGATGAACGTATCGCACGAATGACAATTGAGTTAGAAACTGTATGGAATGCTTCAAAGAAACAAGATATTGTTTGGTCAAAGTATTTCTTACAGGTGGCAGATTATTTAAAGATTGCATGGGATGAAGGCGATACATTAGTTGGCCCAGGTCGTGGTTCAGGTGTAGGATTTTATCTAAATTATTTATTAGATATTATTCAAATAGACCCAATTGTAGAAAAGGTTCCTCTTTACTATTGGCGTTTCTTAAACCCGGAACGTGCAAGTATTCTTGATATTGATAGTGATGTACAGAGTAATCGTCGTAATAAAGTTATTGAAGCACTTCAAAAACATTATGGTGAATTAAATGTTGTTCGAGTTGGGACTGAAAGAACAGAAGCGGCAAAAGCAGCAATTCTTACAGCTGCGCGCGGTCTAGATATTGATATTGATACTGCACAAGCAATCGCTGGATTAATTGGTAGCGATCGTGGTATACAAGAATCTTTAAGTGTTACTTATTATGGTGATCCGGAAAAAGATGTACCACCAAACAGAACTTTCCAAGAAGAAATGGCAAAGTATCCCGAACTTTGGGCAGTAGCTCAAAAGATTGAAGGATTACAGTGTGGATGTGGTTGCCACGCAGGTGGAGTTATTATTGTAGATGAAGATATTACAGAAACTAATTCACTTATTAAATTAAATAGCGGTGAATGGGTAACTGCGTGGGATCTTCATGAGTCAGAAGAAGTTTCCAATGTAAAAATTGACCTTCTTGCTACTTTAAATTTAACTCGTATGCGTGTTTGTCTTGATCTATTAGTTCAATACGGATATATTGAAAAAAAAGCAACCCTTCGAGAAACATATGAATCAGCAATTGGTGTTTATAATTTAAATAGAACCAATCCAGAAATGTGGGAGCGGTTAGCAAATAATGAAATACTAAGTGTATTCCAATTTGATACACCACAGGGCATTCAAGGAATTTCATTAGCTAAGCCAACATCTGTTGAAGAAATGGCCGCATTAAATTCTATTATGCGATTAATGGCTAGTGAAAAAGGCGCTGAGCAACCATTAGAAAAATATGCTCGATTTAAAAAGGATCCAACACTATGGGAACAAGAAATGAATCAATATGGGCTATCACAAGAACAAAAACAATTATTACATAGCTACCTTGATTATGAATATGGAATTTGTGCTTCCCAGGAAGATATTATGTCTATGATTCAAAATCCAGAATTAGGTGGTTGGAGTCTTAAAGATAGTGATATGCTAAGAAAAAGTATCGCGAAAAAAAGTGCTGGGCTTTATGAGGAGCTTTCAAAAAAATACTTTAAAACAGTACAGGAAAAAAATTTAGATACAAATTTATGTAATTATTTTTGGAAAGTATTAGTTAACACTCAACGTGGTTATTCTTTTAATTTAAGTCATACCTTAGCATATAGTCTTGTTGGTCTACAAAATATGAATTTAGCTTGTAATTATCCAATTATATTTTGGAATACAGCAAACTTAATTGTTGATAGCGCTGGAGTAGATGAAGGAGACAATCCTGAAGATATTGATCAAGATGAAATTGCAGAAAATATTGAAGAAGCTATTGCAGAAGTAAAAGAAACTTTTGAAGATGAAATGGATACCCCAACAGAAATTGTTGTTACAAAAGAAAAAATAGAACGTGTTAAAAAGTCAGTAGATTATGGTAAAACTGCTAGAGCGATTGGAAGATTTAAATCTTATGGAATAAATATATTACCGCCAGATATAAATAATTCTAGTTTTACTTTTACCCCTAATGTACAACAAAATAGTATTACTTATGGATTAAGAGGTATTACAAGAGTATCTTCTGATTTAATTAAATTTATTATGAAGAATCGTCCTTATACTTCTTTTAAAGATTTTATGGATAAAAATCATACTAACAAACTTCAAACAATTAATTTAATTAAATCTGGTGCTTTTGATAAAATTGAAGGTATTCCAAGAGAGCAAATTATGAATAATTATTTATTAAGCGTTGCAGACCAAAAACAAAGATTAACTTTACAAAATATGCAAATGCTTATTAATAAAGAATTAATACCTGAAAGCATGGCATTTTATGCAAGATTATTTTTATTTAATAAATTTTTAAAGAATAATAAAAATGGTATTTATTATAATTTAAATAATTCTGCAATCGACTTTATCAGTACTAATTTTGATACAGATTTAATTGAGGATGGAACTGCTATTCTTCAAAAAACTTGGGATAATTTATATAAAAAGGCTATGGAGCCAATGCGTCAATATTTAAAAGACCATAAAGATGAAATGTTAACTGCATTAAATACTGCGTTATTTAATGAAGTAAAAGATAAATATGGTAATGGTAATATTAGTAAATGGGAAATGGATAGTATTTCATTCTATTATCATGACCATGAACTTGCAGCTGTAGCTAATGATTTTGATAATTTCTTTGATTTATCTGAAGAGCCAGAAATAGAATATAGTTTTGTAAACGATAAAGGTCAAGAAATTAAAGTATTTAAACTTCATCGTATTATTGGTACTGTTATTGATAAAAATAAATTAAAGAATAGTATTTCTTTATTAACACCTACTGGTGTTGTACAAGTAAAAATTTATAAAAATCAATATTCTTTATATGATAAACAAATTTCTCAAAAAGATGCTGATGGTAAAAAACATGTACTTGAAAAAAGCTGGTTTTCAAAAGGTACTATGTTAATGATTCAAGGAATTAGACGCGGCGATAATTTTATTCCTAAAAAGAAAAAATCTTCTATTTATCCTGTTATTTCTAAAATTATAGATATTTCAGAAAATGGGAATTTAACTTTTCAATACGATCGTGTGGAGGCGGAAGTTTAATGATTGGATTATTAGATTATGATTGGTTACAATCAAAAAAAACTTCCGTTTTAATTCCTAATTTAGAAATTATGAAATTAGCTACTTATTATAAAACTGAAGAAAATCACTTTTGTCGACTTTTAACTCTTGATGAACAAGAGTTAAATAGTTATGACAAAATATATTTCTTTAGCGAAACTGCTAAACACCCTGTAATTCCCGAACAATATTTGCGCGCGAATAATGTTGAATTTGGTGGTACTACTTTTACTAAACAATATATTCCATTTAAAAATGAAATTATTGATTACACAATTCCACGTACTACTATTTATACTGATTTTTTAAAGCAAAAGTATAATGATGGAGTAAAAGCAAAAACTATTTCTCATGTTATAGATGATACGTACTATAGAATGTACGCTGGTAATAATAGATTGCCAATCCCACGAGTACAGCCACGAAAACGTGTATATTTATATGATAAAGATTTCTTTTATCCAGATTGGGAAGAAATTTTAACTGTACTTGCTAATAGAAATCCTTGCGGTATTTTTAGACTTCATCCTGTTATTTGTACAACATTAACCAATTATTTTAAAATTAGGTCTTTTAAAAAATTCGCGCGCTCAAATGAATTTATTTTAGATATTAATATTCCATTAGAAGAAGTTAATTATATGCTAAATCATTATAAGCATTTATTTTTAGCGGATATTACTAAAACATCCAATGTATATTTACCTCTTGGTGGAACATTAAATTCTCAAGCTAATTATTTTCGAGATTTTATTTATAAAATTAATTTGCTTTATTCTTTTTGGAGTTGTGGTATTTTAATTAAAATTAAATTTAATGAACCAGAACTGGGTACAAAAAATCCTTTACAAAATATTTCGTTGTTAGCAGAAACTGCTTGCAATGTTAGTTTTGAAAATCGTAAAGATGTTACATTAAATCAACGTATTGAACAACGAAAAAAAGATACTATATTAGTCGATGAACGAAATTTATTATTAAAATTTTATCCATCTGCAAAAGTATTATTTAATCAATCTTTTAATGAAATAGTAAAAAGAGGGAGATGGAAAATATGATTGATGAAATTATTCAAACTCATATTCAATTAGAAAAGCAACTACAAGTTGCATTAGCAACTATGGAGCGTTCTGATAAAATAACAGAAATACATAAACAAATAATTGCAAACCAAAATCGTTGTCCACATTTTAATAATAATTATAATTGGGCAATTATTAATGACACTTGTCCTTATTGCGGTTTTCATTTTTCTACAGGAGGCGTAGTAAAATGATAGAAGTATTAAAACGAAATGGACAAATTGTAAAATTTGACCCAAGTAAAATTATTGCTGCGATAGAAAAGGCTTATAGAGATATTCATGGTGAAAATAGAACGCCAACTTATGCTATGCAAATTGCAAATGATATTGAACGAGTAGCAATAGAAAATGATAATATTTTAGCAGTAGAAGAAATTCAAGAATTAGTTGAAGATTATTTAACTGAATATGATTTATTAGTCGCTAAAGCATAT